CTGTAATTCAACTTCATGCTGTACTTCGAGGTCCTTCACCACCTCGCGCATCTGCGCGATGGCGTCATCTAGCAGAGGGATGTCACCGAGCAGGGTGAGTTTGCGGCTTCGGATGATCCGCAGCAGCGTGCGCTCCTTTGCCTTTCCGAGCGCTTCAATTACCTTTAGGGTGATTTGGTGTTCAGATACCGGGTCAATACTTGCGCTGTCGTTCGGGGTGTGTCCCGAGAGCATCGCTTTGATGCTCGGTATCTGTTCGAGAAGTTTTGTTCGCTCCTCTTGTGCAGAGACTTCAGCCAGACGGCGGATATCTTCCTCGCGTGCCTTCAGGGTCTTAGCGAGTACCTCGACCATCGTCGGGTCCGCGCGTTCTGCGCGTTCTACGAAGAAGTCGAGCATCTGTTCCATACTCATCGGTAGGTCCCACTTGCTGCCGTCGCCGATGGCGGAGCAGCAGTGTTCGTAGAGACCCATGAGGGTTTCTATCTGCGCTGGGTAGTCGGTGTGTGCGAAGCCAAATGCTTCATCCGCATCTCGCTGGTAGCGGATTTCTTCGTCGCGACTGTTGCGCTCGTCGAGCGCTTTCCAGCCCTCACGGGCGTGGACCTCTTCCGCGCGCAATTGTGCACGGGCGGTTGAAATCGCGCGTGCTAGGGCCGAGTTCGCGATGGCGCGCAGTGCGGCGGTCTTAGCTGTTTTTTCGAAGTTTTCGATTGTGTTTAAAGCTTTCATTTTCAATTTCCTTAGTTGCAGCAGACAGCCGGTCTGCAAGCGGTTGGGAGTGTTCCCCACAAACCCAGCACGCTGGGCTTGTAGTGACTACCTCTGCATGAAGTCACGGACTAGTACCGTGACTTCGTCTTCGGTCAACAGACCTTGTTCGAGAGCCTCTTCCATGCGGATGAGGAACTCTTCGGGGGATTCCTGAGCTTCGCTGCTCAAGAACTCGAGCAGCGAGTCGTTATCCATAAAAACAATTGCGTGCATACCATGCTCCTAAAGTTAGAGGCGAAGCACGCTGCGCAGACGAGCGCAGCGCGTGGTTTTTAGTCTTCAAGCTTTAGCTTGAAGGCACCGGGTTTGTAGATACCATCTTCGATGTAGCCGAAGAGGTGTCGGCAGGCGCTGGTGAAGCCGCTGGTCAGAAGCCCAGCTGTCGTCGCTGCCATGATCCCGCTAAACGATCCCCAGTGCACTGCGAGAGCAAGCACTGTGACCGCGAGGTCCAATGTTGCTGGGTACGCCAGCAACCTAAGACTCGTCTTCCTCGGTAACTTAACACCGAGGAAAACGAGTCCGAGGAACACAATTACTCCGGACTCTATGATCATGCTACTCTCCTAGTTACTTAGTTGCTGGGGGCGGTGAGTGATTTGGTTCGGGCCCGTGCGGAACTTATTCCACACGGATCCGTCCTGTTTTGTGTAGCTGCCGACGAAGACACCGACAGACTTGCAGGGGATGGCAGGCGGCTGTGTCTGTGCGGCCTCGAGGGCCGCGATGCGGCGTTCGAGCACGTCGCACTGCGCACGCAGTGCGATGTTCTCATCGACCAGCTGGGCTTTGGTCATCTTGGTGGCCATAGGTTTCTCCTAAGTCTGGGTGTTTGGAGCCCCGAGCCGTAGTGCCCGGGGCTGGGTTATTACGCCGCTGCGAGGGCTGGGTTTTTACGCCGCTGTGGGGCAGCAGCAACGGGAGCCTCTGCTACGGGGGTAGGGGCAGCAGCAACGGGGGCAGGGGCGGGGGCAGGGGCCTCTGCTACGGGAGCCGCAGCAGCAGCGACTGCGGCGAGCGCTTCGGCCAAGTTGGTGGCCGTGACGCGGCTGGCGGCTGCGCCTGTCGCTTTGTTTATGCTATGCGCGTAGCGCACGCCAGCCGCGAAGCTTACACCGCAGTCGCGGGTACCACGAGCTACGCCCGTGACACCACGAGCTGCGCTGTGGCTAAGGTTGGTAAGGATTACAGCGGCATTGAATGCTGCGAAGGCGGCGGTTTGGTTTGTGCTCATAGGTTTCTCCTGTAAAGATGAGTGCGAGCGATGTTGCTCATAACAACAGGTACATGCCACGCGCAGCGTGGGGTATTCTGTGCGGAGCGCTTGCGCGCAGCACGAGGAGACTATGAACTAAGGGTAGGCTGCGGGGAGGCCGGGGACTAGGGTCCCCTTTCTTCGTCCCGGGGAAACCGGATCCGAAGTGCCCCCCGTCTTCTGGCGAAGCCGGGGGGAGATACTGCTCAGTTACATAGCCCAAAATCCTTTGTTTCTTAGCCCTTTGTTTCTTAGCCCTTTGTTTCTTAGCCCTTTGTTTCTTAGCCCTTTGTTTCTTAGCCCTTTGTTTCTTAGCCCCAGAAAAACAAAAACCGAAGTGCCCCGCCCCCTTCTTCACAGACCCTGCTCCAAAAAATTGCGCCAATTTTTTCCATGGGATACAATTCCCGCCATATGGACGCCAAAACTATCAAGAGATATCGCTCCAACCTGATCCAGTCCCCTGAAAACCTACCTCCTCGGAAGAAGAAGATGGCGGAAGGGACTTTGGATATGGAACAACCGCTGACAGAGATGCAGCGGCAGTTCGTCACGTACGTCGTGGACCATCAGATGACCCAGACGGCCGCCGCGCGCGCCGCAGGCTCGTCTGAACCCGGCGCAGCAGGCGTGATGTGGTCCCAACACCCGCGTGTACAGCGTGCAATCGAGTTGCGCCGTGCGGAGTACGCTACTGCCAGCCAGATCACCAAGAAGAAGGTGATCGATGGGTTCTTAGAAGCTATTGAAATGGCCAAGATCCAGGCAGACCCACTGACTATGATTGCCGGCTGGCGGGAAGTGGGCAAGATGTGTGGTCTGTACGAAGCTACGAAGACTAAGGTCGAGCTTTCAGTGGGTGGTCAGGTCTTGATTCAACGCATGAACTCTATGAGCGACGAGGAACTGCTACAGCTGGCCAACGAAGACTTGAACGTAATTGATATGGAGCTCGTCGATGACAAGCAAAGCAACTCAGAAGGTACTGGCGGATAGGATATTAGCCCGACGCCGCCTCATCCATTTCACGAAGCTGACCCACCCGAGGTACTCCGCGGGCTGGGTACATGAGGACATATGCCGCCGCCTTGAGCGGTTCAGCTCCGATGTGGCTGAGGGTAAGAGCCCTCGACTCATGTTGCTGATGCCTCCGCGACACGGCAAGCTGTTGGCAGACTCTACGGAGGTCCTAACCCGTAACGACGGGTGGAAGTACCACGGCAGTTTGGTTGTTGGGGATGAGGTGTTGGGTTTAAACGGTTGGACGAAGGTGAAAGCCGTCAGCACCCGCCGCCTAAAGGCCAGCATCGAAGTGATCACGTCCGCGGGTACTAAGATTCTGGCCCACCCGAACCACGAGTGGTCTGTTTTAGAGTACCGGTCCGTCGGCGGGGAGTCTGGCTCACGCAAATATGTGCCTACCGTTGTGGAGACGCAGGACTTGTTGGACTATAAGGAGAAGAAGGGCCACATGATGGCCTCCATAAAGACGGAAAAGAACAACCAGCACATGCGCAGGTTCTACTTCCCAGCCGTCGAGTCTATGCCCGTCGAGACCCACCCCCTCATGCGCCTGCGCCGCAAGACCCTGAACGGCGGCCGTCTGGCCATACAGGACGTTCGTGTGGTGCCTGAGGAGGAGCAGGAGTTAGGTAACTGCATTCAAGTCGAGGCTATGGATGGTGTGTACCTAGTTACTCGGGATTTTGTACCTACGCACAATAGTGAGCTGGCCAGCATACGCTTTCCGGCGTGGCACTTGGGGCAATACCCACACCACGAGCTGATCAACGTTGGGTACAACCTAGACCTGCCCATGGGGTTCAGTCGGAAGGTCCGCGAGGTGTTCCGCGATCCACAGTACCGCGCCGTTTTTCCCCAAGCAGCGCTGGACCCGGACAGTCAGTCGGTAGAGAAGTGGAACACAACCGCTGGTGGGGGCTTCACGGCAGCAGGTCGAGGCGGCGGTATCACCGGTAAGGGCGCCCACATCCTGATAATCGACGACCCGATTAAGGATCAGGAGGAGGCAGACTCGGCCCTAGTGCGCGACAAGCTCTGGGATTGGTACCAATCCACTGCGTACACGCGTTTGGCCCCCGGCGCCGGGGTTCTGGTGATCCAGACGTGGTGGAACGACGACGATTTGGCGGGGCGGCTTCAGCAGGCCATGGCCAAAATCGGGACGGAGGGCGCTGCAGAGGGTATCGACAACTTTG